ACGTTTCGAGGCGGGGAGTGGGACCTGTGGGAGAACTCCCCCGAAACGTTTCGAGGCGGGGAGTGGGACCTGTGGGAGAACTCCCCCGAAACGTTTCGAGGCGGGGAGTGGGACCTGTGGGAGAACACATCTCGAAACACATGTAACACCGGTAACGTTTCCCCTCTCCATGTACCCTATACGTACCTTATACCCCCCCCGTGTATACGTATACCTATACCCCATATATACCTATACGTATACGTATACCTATACCCGTATACGTATACGTATGTATACGTATACCTGTACCCGTATACGTATACCCGTAATACATATGTACCTATAAGTACTATGTATGGGTATGTATATATACGTAATACATACATATTAATACGTACACGTTAATTAGTACTTAACACGTACGTTACGTTCGTAACACGTATGTACTACGTAGTACTTAATACGTACGTACGTTGTATGTACGTTGATTTATAATAATATTACTTTATAATCGGTATAAAGCATCGCGCCATGTTTATCTATAAGTACCGTCCTTACGGGGCCTCGCGTATATTTTGCCACAAAACACTCTCTCACAAGATGATGATCCATATTTGCAACGATGCGAGAGGTGGGCAACTAGGCGCTTTTAAAATAACACTGAGAAGGGGTAATTTCAAGGGTTGGAGACACTAGTTACAGAGCCCAAGAGAGCCCGACGGTGACCACCTTCCAAAAATCAAGCGGCTTTGGATTACCCTTAAAAGAGACATAATAAAAAATATTGTGTAGTGTGGCCCTTCTCCCAGTGAAAAACCTAGGAAGTTTGCATATTATATTAATAGATAGAGAAACTTATTACCTTTAGAATTCCCAAAGGCACCTAAGCATTGCGGTGTTATTTTTATGGAAATTTTTGCAGAACGGAGGTGTATTATGGACACAGCAGAGAACAATTCGTCAATGGCTCTTAGTCAAGCTTACGACCCGACAAAGTTCTTAAGGGACTTAGAAGCGGCGGTGGAAATAAAGTCACCTCTGGAGGAGAATCAATCGCTGACCTCACGCTTCGCGAACAATACCACTGGTACGGTAAAGATGGAGATTACTCCTGATTTACTCGCGCAGCTTGCTGATATCAGGAATTTCCCTCTTTCTACTGAGTTTCGTAAATTGGGGCAGTTTGTTCAAGAATTACAGCGTAAAATACCACAAAATAACGGCTATTATAGCTGTTTAGTGAATCCTTCGGTTATTGCTACAAGAATCCCAGATTGGGATACGGTTGCCGATATTTCCGAAGAAACCTTCAAAAAGGCACAATTTCCTCTGGAAACATACTCAGGTGTTGTTACCATATACGGTATCCCTATTTGGGAACGTTTACAGGGTGAAAGAATCGATTTTTACAACATCTTCAAGATTTACCGCGACATGCGTTACGGATTACTTGATTCCGGCGAGTACATGTTACTCAATCGTACCATTGCGGGTTTGGCTCAAATGCTTAACGTTACTGGTAATTACCTGTCTTTCCTGGCAAAAGTGTACAATTGGACGATTCGCTGCGCCTATTACGATAAGTACATGGAATTAGAGATCGTTAAGCGTAGAACCCAGGAAATTCAGCTCTTACAGAACGATCACCTTAAAGTCGCCCACAAATTAGTGGAGGATGCCTCCGCTTACTTAAAAGCCAATATGAAAATGCTCAAACCCAGTGAAGCGATTTCCATGCTTGAGTTAGGTATGAAGTATAGTCGAATCTCACTTGGTCTCTGTGGTGATAAGCCAGGAACGCCTGCATCCGCCGGGAACGCACCTACATTGGCCATCTTCAATAATACAACCAACAATTCCGCTGAGCAAATGCTTAATGTGAATGCCGCGGGAGCTTCCACCCCAGTGTATGGTAGTGACGTAGAACGTCAGTTACAGGAGAATATGACGAATGAGCAGAATGTCCTCAGCGTCTTACATGTTCTCCAGGCCAGTGGTGCTCTTAATATCGCGATAAAGGCTGACATAATGAAGAACCCAGACATGAAAGAGATCGTGGGTGATTCTGATGGCTAACCCAGCTTTAAGTGGCTTATCAGGCATGGATACAATCCAAAAGATGCAGCTGAGCCAGTTGATACAGAATACAGCCATGGGCTCTTTGGACCTTTCTCAGATGAAACAGTCTGACTTAACAAACCTCCAAAGGCTGCTCACGCCAAAGATGAATAAGTACATCCCTCACGTACCTACTCCTAAACAATCAGCGTTTCTCCTCCTGAATTGTAGGGAGGCTTTCTACGGCGGAGCAGCTGGAGGAGGCAAGTCTGACGCCCTTCTTATGGGCGGCCTACAATATGTGGATGTTAAAGGCTACGCCGGTATAATCTTTCGTAAGACTTATGCCGATTTAACCAAGCCCGGGGCTCTAATCGATCGTGCTAAGGAATGGCTGTTTAACTTTCCTGAAGAATGTCGATGGAACGAGAAGGATAAGAAATTCGAGTTCTTTCAAAAGTACGGGCCACACAAAGAAAACATTTCAGTCCTGCAGTTCGGGTATTTGGAGAATAGCAATGATAAGTTTAACTACCAAGGTGGTGAGTACCAATTCATTGGTTTCGACGAATTAACGCATATAGACATTGCCAGCTACAAGTACATGTTCTCACGTTTAAGACGTTTGAAAGGTGTACAATTACCTCTTCGTGTTCGTGGGGCTAGTAACCCCCCTGAAGATGATGGGGGTATATGGGTCAAAAAGAGGTTTATCGATGAAGGTCCTGCAAAGGGGCGTATCTTTATCCCTGCTGGCATGAATGATAACCCTTACCTTGACGTTGCCGAATATGAACAGTCTTTGGAAGAGTTGGATCCAGTTACCCGTGCTCGCTTAAGAGATGGTGACTGGTCTATCGTAGCCAAAGGTAATATGTTTAAACGTAACTGGTTTCAGGAAGTTGATGTCTTACCCGCATACCGTAAAAAAGTACGTTGGTGGGATATGGCATCTACCGATGAAGAAAAAGCCAAGAAGAAAAATCGTTCCGGTGAAGCCGATTATACCGCAGGTGTGCTACTTAGTGAAAACAATGGTATCTTCTATATTGAGGATATTATCCGTGTTCGTAAGAGTCCCGCGGACACTGACGCATTACAGAAGATGACCGCTAAGTCCGATGGCTTCATGGTAACTATCCGTGAAGAGCAGGAGCCTGGTTCTTCTGGTGTAGCTGTCGTTGACAACAAAGGACGTACAGTCTTTTTAGGCTATGCTTACAAAGGTATACGTTCTACCGGAAACAAAGTACAAAGAGCCGCTGCCGTATCTGCCGCTGCAGAACGGGGACAAATAAAGATAGCCAAGGGGTGCAGGAATCTCGAAGACTTCTTCAATGAAGCTGAGTCTTTTCCTGGTGGATTACACGATGATATGGTTGATGCTTTATCTGGTGCCTTTTCAGAATTATGTGGAACTGTTGAAGCGGGCTCACCAATGGGTGTAGATCGCCCGGATGAAGCAAGTTCACCATGGATGGATGAAGAGGATCTAGCCCCTGGGTATTTTACCGCGGACTTTAGTCGAATGCGCTAGTGAAAGGAGGAAGTGAATTGGGACTCTTTAACAAAAGTACCCCTGAACCGCCCACTGGTACGCAAAAGGAAAGAAAAGTCCAATCGCCAGACTTTTCTGAATCTGGCGATACTGGCCTTAAGCACGGTAGTGGCATGGTGTATGAAGAATATATGCCAAAGCTACAATGGCCCCGCGCTGGTGTTGTATATCAGGAAATGAGTAGCAACGATCCAGTCATTACCGCAATCCTAATGTGTTCCCGGCAGTTGCTAAAAGGTGTTACTTGGGAAGTAACAGCAGCATCTACATCGACGATCGATCAAGAGGCTGCACAGTTTGTTAGAGAATGTCAAGAGGATATGAGTAGTACTTGGTCTGATTTCATTGATGACTTGTCTTCATTCTTTGAATACGGTTTCGCGTACCATGAGATTGTTTATAAGCGTCGAATGGGTGAAAACAAAGATCCAACTAAAAATAGCAAGTTTAATGACGGCCGCATTGGTTGGCGTAAAATTGCTGGACGCTCGCAATTATCTTTACATTCTTGGGAAATCTCCGAAGACGGTGGACTTTCAGCAATGAATCAGTACTCTGCTAACGGAGTAGTACGTATTCCAATTGAACGGTCGTTACTGTTTAGAACAACGGCCAACAGAGGTAATCCTGAAGGTAGGTCATTCTTACGTGGTGCTTATCGTCCTTGGTATTTCAAAAAGCACATCGAGGAAATTGAGGGTATTGGTATAGAAAGAGACTTAGCAGGTTTGCCAACAATGACGGCGCCTGAAAATGTTGATATCTTTGACAAAGAAAACCCTAAGGCAGTAGAAGCAAAAAATAACGCGTTGAAGCTTATATCAAGTATTAGACGTGATCGTAATGAGGGTGTGCTCCTTCCCTTTGGTTGGGAACTTGAACTGTTAAGTTCAAAAAGCTCACGCCAATTTGATACGAGTGTAATCATTAATCGTTACGACCAAAGAATTGCTATCACGATGTTAGCAGATATCGTTATGTTAGGAGCGGACAAAGTTGGGTCGTTTGCATTGGCCAAGGTAAAACA